CACCTACAAGTTCCTCGGCCTGCCGGTCATCCCGGTGGTCGTGATGGACTCGACAACCACGACCGACGCCAACAAGGTGAAGGTTCTGGTCGGTGACCTCGGGCTCTCGTCCATCATGGGAATGCGGCAGGACTTCGCCCTGCGGATGACCACCGAGCGGTTCATCGAGCTCGATCTGGCCGCATGGTACGGCACGTTCCGTGGCGATATCGTCCACCACAGCCTTGGTGACACCAGCACCGCCGGCCCCGTGGTTGCTCTCAAGACCGCTGCTTCCTGATCCACCCCTGACCAATAGCCAAGGAGACGTGCAGTGCATCACATTGCAGCTACCAAGACGATCACAAAGAGCACGGCCAGCGTGGCCAATAGTGCGACGTTCACCGCCGAAATCGACACGCTCGGCTACGAGTATGCGTCGATCGACGTGGTGCTCAGCCCCTTCACTGCGGCAGCCTCCACGGCCGCCCTGGTGCTGCGGGTGGGCGAAAGCGACACCGCCAGTCAGGGCACCAGTGCCACAAGCATCACCGGCTTTGTCGGCGGCACGAGCTTCACGGTGGCCGCTGGATCGACGACCGGAGCCGACAACGGTTACGTCGGCCGGTTCAACCTTGACCTGCGTGGCCGGAAGCGTTACTTGACCGTGGTGGCCACCCCGGCCCTCACGGTGGGCGTGACCTCGGTGGCTCGACTCGGGCGTGGCAACCAAGCCCCGATCGACGCGACCGGCGGAAACGTCAGCAACTGGGTTTCCGGCTAGTCCGACTTGTTACAATCAATCGAAGCGGGCGGCGACCATCCCCGGTCTGCCGCCCGTTTCCTTTTGGAGAGCGCCGCATGAAGGTCGCTGTCGGTAACACGGATGTTGACGTCAGGGTCGAGGCCATATTCAGCATGCCCCGGCTGGGCTTTACCGCCAACCACCAGGCGTGGGCTACGGCATTCCTCGGGCTGGGCATTCGCCCTACGTTCGGCACCGGGGCGTTCTGGGACCAGGTGCTGACCAGAACCTGCGAAAAGTGGATCGACGAGTGCGAATATCTGCTCACAGTCGATTACGATACATTTTTCAGCCAGCAGGATCTGGAGCACTTGTTTGCTCTGGCCCTCACGTTCCAATGCGACGCCCTTACGGGCCTGCAGACGAAGCGTGAGGACGGCCGACCCATGCTGACGCTCAAAGACACGCTTGACGACGTCGACGAGGGCAAGCCCTACACGGTGCCAAAGGAGTGGTTTGCCCAGCCGGTTAACGAGGTGGACACGGCACACTTTGGCTGCACGATCATCTCCACGGCGGCGCTCAAGCGGATGCCAAAGCCGTGGTTTCACAGTAAGCCCGGCCCCGATGGCTGCTGGAACGAAGGCAGGACCGACGCTGACATATCGTTCTGGCGATCGTGGCGGGCCTGTGGCAACCGTATCTACGTCACTCCCCGCGTGGTACTGGGCCACGGAGAGTACGTCGTCTCGTGGCCCGGCCGCGACCTTCAGAAGCCCGTTTTCCAATACTGTCAGGACTTCAACGACAGCAAGAAGCGCCCCGAAACTGCATGGAAGGCACCCGAATGACTACCGTGAAGATCAGGTTCACCAGACCGTATCTGCGCTACGACCGTGGGCAGGTAATTGAATGCGACGAGCGGCTGGCAGAACGGTGCTGCCGCGATCAGGCGGCGGTGGTCGAGAAGCAGCAGGACCTGCTTGAGACGGCGACGATCCAGCCGGCAGACCTGCGAACGGCTGACGCGACGCCCAAACGGAGACGACGAGAATGAGATGGCGCAGCCTCACACGGACGACACAGCCAGCCGTCGAGCCGGTGAGCCTGCTGGAGATGAAACAGCATCTTCGCGTCGATTCCGAGACCGACGACTCGTACATCATGGCCCTCGTGACGGCCGCCCGCGAGTGGGTTGAGGTTTACCTTGACCGCACGCTGATCACGACTCAGTGGACCATGCGGCTGGACGCATTCCCGACCATGGCCCGGCAGCTGTCTGAGGCGTATCAGGATCGGACGTTCATCGCCACGCAGCTGAGCGTGCGGGCCGACATCTTCCCGCCCGACATCGAGCTACCCCGGCCGCCGATGTCGCTGGCGAACATGACCAGCGTGATCACCTACGTCACGGCCGACGGCACGACGACGACGCTGCCGACCAACCAGTACCGCATGGACTCCTATTCCACGCCTGGCGCCATGCGGCCGCTCTACTCTGGCAGCTGGCCGTCGCACCGGGTTGACCAGAACGCCGTCAGCATCTCGTGGTATGCCGGCTACGGCGACTCTGGGCAGGCTGTGCCACGCCAGATCCGCCACGCGATCATGATGATGGTCAACCTGTGGTACGAGCGGCGGGTGGCAGCCGACGTCGCCGGGCTCGTAGAGACGCCGCTGGGCGTCAAAACCCTGCTCGATTCCTGCCGCTGGGGCGGCTACCAATAGGTGACCCATGCCCCTTGACCCCGGCAGCCTCTGGGCCAGAGTGACGATTGAGCAGCCCACCAGCACGCCCAATGAGCTGGGTGAGCCAGTTCTGTCCTGGTCCACGTTCGCCACGGTCTCGGCCAACGTGCAGCCCCTATCAAGCCGCGAGGCGGTGCAGTACGGCGAGGTGCTCGGGATCATGACCCACAAAGTCACGTTGCGGTATCTGCCCGGCCTGACGTCGAATATGCGGGTGATCTACCGCGACCGGACGCTGGAAATCGGGCAGATCAACGAGCGGGAGCGGTTGTGGGTGCATGAGATTGTCTGCACCGAAAGGAGGCCCGCATGAGCCTGCAGGAGAGCCCAGAGACGTTCCTCTATGCCCGGCTGCTGGCAGACGCCACGGTGGCCAGCTACGTCGGCACGCGAGTCTTCCCGGTTCTGGCGCCGCAGGGCACGGCCATGCCGCTGGTGGTCTATCAACGCACCGGCGTGAGCCGGGAGCCGGCGCTAAACGGCCCAACCGGGTCGCCCGTGATCAGCGTGCAGCTGACGACCTACGGCACAAGCTACATCGACCTAAAGCAGATCGCCCGAGCGATCCGGCTTTCGGTGGATGGCTACACCGGCACGTACGGCAACGTCACGATCCAACGCACGAACCTGATCAGCGAAATCGACGGCGCCCAGATGCCCGAGGACGACCAAATGCTGCCGTTTTACTACGTGCAGCAAGTGTTTGCCTTTCGCGTCGCGGAGGCTGTATGAACGGGCTGAACGTCTCAATCGTCACCACGTTCGACACCGACGGCGTGATCTCTGGCAAGACCCTGCCGGCCGTGCAGCTGTCCGCCAGCGATCTGGTCGCTGCGTGTGCCAAGGCAGCAGAACCTGGGCTGTCGGCGTTGGTGGCGAACGTCAAGAAAATACACCCCATCACCGGTCGGCTGGCTGAGTCGCCGAGGATCGTCACGCGGCAGTACAAGCGGAACGCCGTGGCGATTGCCTTGGTGGGGTACGAAAAGGGCGTGGCGCCGCATGCCTACCTGATCGAGTACGGCACCAAGGAACGGCGCAAGCGTGGCAAGGTGACCGGCAAGGCCCCGCTCGGCATGGCGTTCCTTGCCGCCAAAACGTCGATGGAAGCCCGCCTCAAAGCGCAGCTGGAGCAGTTGATGGAAAAGGCTGCGTCCAAGGCCATCGGCTAACTGCAAGGGGTGCCCCATTGCCCCCTAGTTTCGGTGTTACGGCATACGCCGCCACCCGAATTAGGAGGCCGTCATGGCAGTTGATTCCCAGGGCAACACGTTTGCGTTTGCCAGCACGAACTTCACCGCCACCAACGTGCAGATCTCGGGCTCCACCAACGAGCTTGACGCATCGCACCTCGGGCTGGCCACCGGCAGCAAGCGGCTGCTCCAGGCTGCGGCCTTGCAGGAAGCGGACGAGATCACGCTGGACTACCTCGGTTCCAGCCTGATCACGAGGGGCACGACCGGCACGCTGACCATCGGCAGCTACACCGGCACGGCCACCTGTTTCTCGTCCAGCCTGACCTATGCCGTAGGCGAATTGGTCAAAGGCAACGCCACGTTCAAGGTCTCCTGATAAGGGGACGGCATGCCACAGCAGAGCCAAGGCACGACGGTTACATGGGGCGGCACGACGTTCACCGAGGTGGTGAATGTCAGCGTAGACGGCGTGCAGACCGGCACCGTCGAGATCACGCCACGGACCACGACCAGGGCGACGCGGTACAGTTCGACCGACATCGACTACGGCAGTGTGACGATGACGGCCAGAAGCCCCACCGGCATGGTGACCGCCAACGTCGGCAGCACTGCGTCGCTGACGATTTCGGCACCATCGTCAACGTGGAACTTTTCTACAGCGATCTACGAGCGACTCAACTGGCAGGCCGCCACGGGCGAACTGCAGACGTATTCGGTGACTTTCAAAATCGGAGGATAGGGTGGCACTGACACGGGACGAGATTTTTGCGGCAGACGACAAGGGGCTGGTCAAGATCGCGGTGCCCGAGTGGGGCGGTGACGTGTGGCTGAGGGTCATGACGGTGGGAGAACTTGATGCCTACACCAACGAGGCCAAGAAAAAGGGAGACGGCAGCTTTGACGATTTCCGGACCCGGTATCTCGTGAAGTGTCTGGTGGATGAGTCTGGCGTGCGGCTGTTCAACAACGGCGACGTCGAAAAGCTGGCCACAAAAAGCGCCAAGGTCATGAATCGGTTGTGGGAAGAGGCGCTCAAGCACAACAGTATTTCCGACGACGACGTGGAGGAAGAGGCAAAAAACTAAAGGCCAACCCAGACGAACTGTTTCGCCTGCGGTTGGCAGCACACTTGAAGATGACGTTGAGGCAGTTGGCAGAGTCGATGGACGTTGCCGAACTGCGAAAGTGGATGGCGTTTCACCGGTATTTCGACCCCCTTGGGCAAGAGTATTTTCAAACGTGCCTGCTGGCGTCTGCGGTGGTGGCCCCGTATTCCAAAGGCTCGCCTCCAGACCCCCGCAAGCTAATGCCTGTGATGCAGCCGCCGATGACCGCGAACGAGATTGAAGCCGAGTTGGCAAAACTGAAAAGGCCGGGCCATGGCGAAACTTGATCTAGCCTTCCAGCTGTCGGCAAACGCCTCGGGGATGGCGGCTGGCGTTGACAAGGCAAACGCCCAGCTGAAGAGCGTCGGCGAGGCGTCGCAGAAGTCGTCTGCGATGTTTCGTGACGCCGCCAAGATCACGCGGGAACTGCAAACACCGACCGAGGTCTACGCCAGCACCATTTCCAAGCTGGACAAGTACCTTGAGAAGGGCGCCCTGACCCAAGAGGTCTACAACCGGGCCGTGGCCAAGGCCGACGCCCAGCTGGCCGAAGCGGAGGGAACCGTCTCAAAGTTCCGCAACGGCCTGTCGGCCACCGAGAACGTGCTGAACCGGGTCACCGACGCTGCCCAAGGCGTCGGCGATTCGGTCAAGAGCATGGCCGAGGCCGGTATTTCGGTGATCGCGTTCGGTAAAGACGTCGCGTGGACCTATCTTCAGTGGAAAGTGTTTTCGGCCGTTCGCAACCCGGCAGCAATCGGGCAATTCGCCATGTCGGCGCTTAAGGGTGCCATGGCGGCCCGCACGCTGATTTTGGCGGCCAAGGCCCTTGGGGTCGGTCTGGCCATTGGCGGCGGTGGCGCAGGCGTTCTAGCCAGTGCCGTGGTTGGTCTGACCAACCCGTTTATTGGCGCTGGACTGCTTGCGCTCAACCTCGGCCGGCAGTTTCTTGCCGCCAAGGACCAAGCCTACGAAACCGCCACGGCGATTGGCGGGCTTGCCGAAGAGGCCCAGCGACTCGGCGTGACCGTCAACGCCCTACAGATCGACAGAGCACTGGCTGCCGGTGTGGCCCGCGACGACATTGTCAAGCTGGGCGTGGCTATGTCTGAGATCGACGTTGGGCACTTCGACGACTTGGCGGTAGCCCTGGACGAGGTGGACACCGCCGGCAAGCGCTCCGCGACGGTCTTTGAGTCGTTTGGCCGCACGCTGGCCGTGCCGTTCACCGGCGCGTTCGCGGCCATTAACTCCGGTTCTGCAGCCCTGACCAACGGGCTGACCGAGATCATGGCTGGTGTCAACGCTCTGGCGGCCCCGGTTGCCAGCCTGCTGCAGCCGTTTGGCACGATGCTCGGCACGGTCGCTGAGGGGGCCATGAAGCTGGTGGGCATCTTGGCACAAGGCGTGGGCGTCGTGCTGCGGCTGGCCGGTGCGGCGCTCAACACGTTCCTGTCGCCGTTCATCGTGGGTCTCTCAAATCTTGCCGACGCGATTCGGGGCGGGATGAATTCGGCGTTTGATTTCATCGCGGACAAGATCGATTACGTCCACCAAAAGCTGGACGGGTTTTACGAGATGATGGCAAAGGTGCCCGTGATCGGCAGGGCGTTTGCCGCCGGCAGTGGCACCGGTGCCGGCAGCGTTGCACCAGCAGCTGCGGCAGGGTCCAGTCCCGCTGCCGAAGGTTTTGACAAGGAAATGCAGGCGGCGGCCCGGCACCAAGAGGCATGGGAAAACGCCGTGCAGGACTCGTTGCTCAAGGCCGAGCGTGAATCGGAGCAGCACCAGAACGCATGGGAGCAGGCTGTCCACAATTCACTGCTGCAAGATGAACGCGAGGCCGAGCAGCACCAAAACGCATGGGAAAACGCAGTCCATGCGTCAATGCTCAAGGCCGAGAAAGAACAGGAGCAAGCCGTCAAGAACGCGACCAAGTCCAACGAATCCATGGACAAGGCCGTATCCAAGGCGTCTGAGTTTCAAGGCGAAAACGCAGCCCTTCTAAACGGAAAGTCTTCCGAGGCCCTTCAGGCCAACGACATTCGCAGCAGCGAGGGGATCAGCCAGTTCATGGCCCTTGCCACCGGCCGCGACGATCCCGCTCTGGTGGAGTACCGCAAGCAGACCAGCACGCTCATGCAGCTGCTGGCCGAGCAGCGTGCCCAGCGGGTTGAAAACGCCACGATCCTCGGGGGGCCAGCAGCATAATGGCAGTCAAGAGCGTCACAGAACTTGCAGCGGTTTCCGCTACGCAGACGTTCGGCACAGTGCCGAAGTTGCAGCGTCAGTGGGTAGTCGAGGTGGACGACCCGGCGACACCACACGACACGATCAGTAAAGCACCAAAGGACGGCGAAAATGTGATTTCGTTTCTTGACCCGCACCCAAACGCTGCCTACAGCCTTGCCATGGATTGCAAGGTAGACAATTACAACGGGTCAAAGTGGCACTATCTCGTCACTTGGAACTACGACACTCCCAAGCAGGCAAACACGGACGTCAACCCGTTGTCTCGCCCTGACATCTGGAAATTTTCGACCAGCGGTATGTCGATTCCGGCGCTGTGGTACTACGACGGCACGAACAGGAAAGCCCTCGTCAACTCCGCTGGCGACTTTTTTGAGGGTGCCACCACCGACCTTTCTATGCTAACGGCCCACATCAGCGGCAACAGGCAAAGTTTCGACTACGCAAGAGCAACCGGGGCAACCAACATTTTGAACGATCGCGAGTACCTCGGCGGCGCCGCCTATTGTTGGAAATGCGACGGCATCAGCGGCGAGCCTGCCGTGGAGATCGTCGACGACAATGATGTGCGGTTTTACAAGGTCGAGGTAACGCTGACCTACAGGCCCGACGGGTGGCCGCTGCTGTTGCCCAACGTGGGCTGGAACTACTTGGTCGGTGGCCGCAAAGAACGGGTTTACGTCATCGACCCGGAAGACCCCGACCACAAAACCAAGATCGTATCTGCCAATCCGCAGCCCCTTAATTCCGACGGGTCGCTCCAAACGTCCTACGGCGAGAGCAACCCGCCAATCATCATTACCCGTCGCGTTCACGCTTCGGGCGATTTTGGCCAATTGTTCGGCACCCCTCCTTGAGGCTCCCATGGCTGACATCAATTATTCGTTCAATGTCAATCTGTCGAAGGCACCGCTCTCGCAGGCGTTCGCCGTCTCTGGCGTCACCGCTGACATGGCCGCCACCGGACTCTACAGCGTCACGCCGACGCTGGGCACCGCCGTCAGCCAGATCTCGACCGCTACGCTCGCCAGCGTGGGGCTGTGTCTGGCCCGCAACCTATCGACGTCCACCAGCACGTCCACGACGGTCTCCTTTGGCCGCTACGTCTCTTCGACGCTCTACGAGACCGTAACGCTACGGCCTGGCGAGGCGGCCCTGCTGCGGCTCTCTGCCGGCTCCTATGCCGCCAAGGCAGCCGCCGAGGGCACGCCACTGCTTCTACAGATTCTGGAGGGGTGAGCATGCCCGAGGGAGCCGGGAGGAACTACGTTCGGTTTGACCGCCAGAGCGGTCAGCGGATCGCCGCTGCCGTGCTGTCGGTTGAGCGTGGCAACCGCGACCAGCCGCCGGTGACTTTCAACCCGGCGCTCGGCGGGTCATCGCCCAAGATGATCCGCATGGGCACGTTTACCGGCGCGTGGGCGCTCAACGCCAGCAACACGGTGACGTTTCGCACGACGACCAGCACGCCCAACACGGCCGTTGCGGTCAACATCTTTGCGGCTATCGCCACGTCTGCCACGTCGCCACGGAACTGCGCAATCGCCAAGGACGGCACTGCGTGGTATCTCATCGCAGCCCAGTGCACCTAAGGGGGCGGCATGTTTATACCGGGGTGCAATTGCTGCGGTAGCGGTGGGCCTGCCGATTCGTGCAGCTACTGCCCAGACTCATGCAACCTGCCTGGGTCTATCAAGATGCGGATTGATCTTGGGACACCTGGTGCCCGCACGGGATACGCAATCAGCGATGCTCAGGCGGCTGCAGTAAAAGCAGCAATCGAAGCAAAGAGCGAGTGCATGCCGATGGATTTGTACAGCGTTAGCTGCGATCCAGAATATGAGCTTTCGAGCGAAATCAAATACCGATCTTTTTATCATTCCGGCGAGTGGAACGACACATACCTTTATTTCTCATGCGCCGCAGGAGGCAGGACTGGCTCATACATTGAGGCGATGTACCCTGGCGTCGACCCTGATTTTAACCAAGGCGAGCTGACTGTTTCTGGAATGCACATGCTTTACAGCTGGGGGATCAAAGTCGTCAGCTCTGGCGTGCCATTTTTTTCCAACCATGCAATGTGCCCGTTGTCATCAACAATTCCTGTTGTTGGCACGTCTTACATGCCATATGGTTTTTACGATTCCGACGGAGTCGTGCTGCCGTTTTCAATTCCTGTTGATTGCAACGCAGGCGGCACTTCAGGAAGGGCGTGGCTTGCGTTCCCTGACGCGCGTTTGCTGATAGTTCCCGATACAAGCTGTTCTGCTGCTTTTTATGCCGCCAATGCCTATTGGTATTTCGGCGGCACCGGGACGGTCTCCGACAAGTTTACGGCAGACATTACCATTGAAGGCTACCTGGGATACAGGCCGTCTATAAAAATAGGCAAGGCAGGCGTAGTCCACGTCACTGCCAACAACGTCTACTACGATTTTTGGTGGCGAGTTTTTCGCGGCAGCACCAAAGTCATCGAGTACGGCAGCGATTCCACCGGCGACGACGGCGGAAACACAGGATCGATCACGAACACATTCAGCGTTTCCGTCGGTGATGTGATCACGCTGGGCGACCCCGGCGACTACAACGTTTGCACGAATCTCGCCATATGGTGGACCGCGACATGAAGTGCCAGCTCGTCCCCGTGAACCGCAAGTACGGCCGCTGCACGGTCTGCAATCGGCTTGCCCGCCACGCCTCGGGCGACGACGACCGCGAGTGCCCCGGCGAACCGGTTGTGGTCGGGCTTGGCGACATGGTCAAGGCCGGGCTTAACGCCGTCGGCATCACGCAGGAGCGGGTCGCGGCCGTGCTTGGCAGCTGCGGCGGGTGCGAACAACGCCAGGAGGCGCTCAACGAGTTCGGCAGATCGATCGGCATCGGGAGGGCTCCAGATGGCACGCAAGAAGGGCAAGCCTGAGTTCGACGTCGATTACGATCCCGACGACGTGCCGGCCGGCGGCGGCATTCCCGACGACGATGGCATGGTCTACCTACGCCGCAGCAGCGGCACGGAGAACGCAAATGACAAAGGCAAAGCCCGTCAAGGAACCAAAGCCAAAGGCAAGCCGGTGGAGGATCGACCCGGTTGAGAGCGGCGTTCACCGCGTTACGCTGCCGCCGGCCCTGCGGTCAGATATGTGGGTTTTGCTGAGTGCGGACTGGCATTGGGATAACCCCAAGTGCCGGCTCGACATGCTGGAGCGTGACCTGCAGACGGCCAAGCGCATCGGCGCCATGGTCATCAGTGCTGGCGACCATTTCTGCGCCATGCAGGGCAAGTTCGACCGCAGGGCAGACAAGCAGGCCCTACGCCCCGAGCACGCCACGGGCAGCTACCTAGACGCCCTGGTGGACACGGCCGCCGAGTTCCTCAAGCCCTACCTGTCGGTTATGGGCCTGATCACGATCGGCAACCACGAGTCAAGCATCT